ACAATAACGAGCAGCGCAACAGCTAACAATACTCAGCTTCGTTTAGGTACAAGCGGTAACGATAGTGTTATTTCGGGTTCAGGCGGTTCTACTGGCGGGTTAAAGTTTAAAACTTATGGTACTGACAGAGTACACGTTGGTTCAGGCGGAGACATCTCATTCTATGAAGACACAGGCACTACGGCAAAGTTAACGTGGGATGCTAGTGAAGAGAGTCTAGAGTTTGCTGATAACGTCAAGGCTAAGTTTGGTGCTAGTAATGATCTACAGATTTATCATGACGGGTCTAACAGCTATATTGGTGAGTATGGTCAAGGCGACTTAAAAATTAGAAGCAACAAAATCAGGATGGAAGCGCCTGATTCGCAAAACATGATTATTATCACTGAGGACAGTGGCTTACAAGCATTTTATAACGGTGCGCAGAAGCTAGAAGTCACCTCCACAGGCATAGACGTAACAGGTGAAATCACTGCAGATGGCCTTGCATTAGGTGACAATGAGAAAGCTACTTTTGGCACTGGTGATGATCTAAAGATATTTGCGATAAGCGGAACTTCATATATTGAAGAGGTTGGTGGTGGCGATCTGTATATAAAAGCCTCTAATATGTACATAACGGATAGGGATAACAATCAATATATCTCACTTGTTGATGGGGGAGCAGGAGGCACTGTAGCACTTAAACATTTGGGAGCAACCAAACTAGCCACCACAAGTTCTGGTATTGACGTAACGGGCAACGTAGATCTAGCGGATAACGGTAAGTTGTTGTTAGGTAATAGTGATGATCTACAGATTTACCACGATGGTAGTAATAGCTACATAAAAGACACTGGTACAGGAACATTAAACCTACAAGGCTCAACTCAAGTACTGATTGCGGGAGCTAACGGTACTGTTGGAGTGCAGTTTGTTGAAGGTGCTGGCGTAAATCTTCGTCATAATAATACCCAAAAACTAGCCACAACATCCACAGGCATAGACGTAACAGGTACGGTGACTACTGATGGGGTTATTAATAGTCAATCTTCTGAATACTTCGCCTCGCAAAGTGCTTTAGTCTCAACAGGCTCAACGGCTAAAGTCTACGCTACAAACACGACATTTGACGGCACTAACGGCTCATTGGTATTACAGAGTAGACCGACTAATGGTGCTGATGTTTACGTTGTGGCAGGTAGTACGCCTAAGCCAGTTGCTAAGTTCTTCGATGGTGGCGATGTGCAATTCTACGAAGACACAGGCACTACGTCAAAGTTCTTCTGGGACGCTAGTGCTGAAAGTTTGGGCATTGGTACTAGCTCGCCAACATCTAAGCTTGCTTTAGCGGCAGGTACGGGGGCAGCTAACGGCATTACAATGACAGCTACTGGCTGGTCTACCGTTGCTAGGGCAGGACTTAACGGCACATCTGGAGGTAAGTACATACAGTCAATAAACTGGAATGCAGCCACCAACACAGTTGATAGTGCGGGTAATGCTACAGCCGCAATTACACAAGACGCAACAACTGGAAGCCTTCAGTTTAGCACAGGGGCGACCAATGTTGTGCCAGCTGAGAAGATGCGCATAGACAGCTCAGGCAACGTGTTGGTGGGTAAGACTGCTGCGGCTGGAGCCTCGACAATAGGTGCTGAGATACGCCCTAATGGAGATATGATTTCTACAAGGTCTGGCGCACAACCGCTGACTCTAAACCGTACAACTAACGATGGTGACATAGTTCAATTCCGCAAAGACAACGCAACCGTTGGTAGTATTGGTGCTACGCAAGGCCGTTTAAGTCTTGGTAGTGGTGATGCAGGATTGAAATTCAGTGCTTCTGACAATTCTATTATGCCATTTAATGTTGATACGAATGCTAATAGCAACGGCTTGGTTGATTTAGGTTTGGGTGCAGTTCGCTTCAAAGACCTATACCTATCAGGAAAAGTAACTTCTACAAGAATGGTGTTTGCAGGTGGGACATCAGACGCAACTATTTTTAGGAATGATGCAAACGGTTCAGGTCTTCATTTTAGTGCGGCTACAATAATGCCTGCTAATGCAACAGGAGCAGTGTCGAACGGCACTGAAGATTTAGGTTCTGGCACTCAGCAATTCAAAGACCTATACCTATCAGGTGCAGTCAATGCGGCTACCGTTGGTGTTACTAATATAGTAACCAATAAGGTTGTGAAGTTCGATGGTAGTGTTCTCAATGATTCAAACATCACTGATACAGGAAGCCTAATTACACTAGGTTCTAACACCACAGTTAACGGTGTTGTAAAACATTCCGATGGTTCTGCGGCAGCTCCCTCTATAACTTTCACTGACGATACTAATACTGGTATATATTCATCGTCAAATGATACGTTAAATATTGGAACCGCAGGAGTACAGAGAGCGTTCTTTAACTCAGCAGGTATTACGTCTGCTACTAATGTATATACAGGTTCAACCGCTTCATTCCGTAACTATGGTGGTGTATGGTCAGCAACCACTGGCCTTACAGGAAACGGGTTTAACTTTATTAATAGTGTGGATGGAACCGCAGCAACTATTAGTTCAACTGGTAGCGCAGTTTTCAGTGGCACAGTTACTGCTACATCCTTTACAGGTAGTGGCGCAGGCTTAACCAACCTTCCTGCTTCAGGTGGGCTGGCACTGGTGTCTAGTGGGTCAATATCTACGACTAACACTAATACAAGCTACCTTGCAAGTACTAACCAAGTGGGCATACTTATAACCAGAGGTACAAACAGTAATAGAACTCACAAATTGTATAACGTGGATAATGCTTCTTATAAGTTTATATCTGGAGGTAGTGCTAATAGCTTTGAAACTATGTCATTTTCACACAATACTTCACAGTGTTATATAAAGAAAGGAAGTGCCAATACCACTGTACAATGGTGGTTCTATGCTTAACAGAGGGATATTTTAATGTTTATTAAATTAGATGATGATAACTACATCACAGAAACTCTCTTCATAGCTGATGGTGTTTACCCAGATGGATTCTTTGAAGCTGGGGATTTACCTGAAGCTTCAGAGGAGTACAAGTATATAGGCGGTGAGTTTGTACATGAACCTCGGCCTGAAGAGGTTCCAGAACAAGAGGAGGTCAATGCAGTTAGTCTCAAATATCTCTCTGATACAGATTGGTATGTAACTCGTTATGCGGAGACAGGTGCTACTATACCTCAAGAAATCTTAGATGCTCGTGCAGCCGCTCGTGCAGCTATCGTAGTGCAAGTATAAACCATAACTTAAAAGGAGTAAACTATCATGGCTAAGAAACAAACAACGCCTATAGTAATTAACGATGTCGAGTACACATACGAAGAGATGACTGAGAAGCAACAGGTTATTGTTAATCATTGTGCAGACCTAGATCGAAAGATTAAGTCCACTCAGTTCAACCTTGATCAGCTTATGGTAGGTAAGGATGCCTTTGTACAGATGCTTACAGAAGATCTAGTAGTAGTCGCTGAAGCTGCCTAATGTGGTCTAGTGTAGGAGAGCTATATCCTACCTACTTCAACCCAGCAGAGTCTCCAGTAGGCTCTGTGAGGGTCGTTGAGCCTCAAGTGATACGTAGCTATGACTATAGGCCAGTACAGCCTCAGAAGGCTCCCTATGAGCTTACAGAGGATTACTATTCAAAGAGGTTATGGGTATGCTAGCTGAGTTGGCAATTGCAAATGCAGCCTTTAAGGTTATAAAACAAGCCTTGTCTAACGGTAAAGAACTCCTAGATGCAGGAGATGCGGTAGGTAAATACTTCAAAGCTGAGAACGATATAGCCAAAGAAGTAGAGTCTAAAGGTAAAGGTTCAGCACTAGAGGCATACCAAGCACAGCTACAGCTACGTAAGCAGGAGGATGAACTCAAGTATATGTTGAATAAACAAGGTCTACTCGGTTACTCTAACTTCTTGCAATTCAAAGCTGAATGGGCTAGGGAGCAGAAGGAACAAGTTAAACTAGCAGCTCGTAAGAGACATCAGCGAGCTAAGGCACTTGAAGAAAACATAACTATCGGCCTTAAGGTTGGTGGAACACTACTACTAATAATGGCTGCCCTCTTTGGTGTCGCCCTATACTTGAGATGATAAACATGGATGATGTTAACAGTCGCTTCGATAGGTTAGAAACGAAGATAGATAAGCTATCTGATGCAATGATTACACTGATCCAACACGACACAAAGATTGATGGATTGGTTGCTCATAACAACACCCAAGATAATAGGCTTAATAAGCATTCTGAAGAGATAGATAAACATGCCATTAAACTAGCAACAGTGGCTAAGTCAAGTGGTGCTAATGAATGGTTTGTACGTCTACTAATAGCTGCTCTCGTGACAGCTACAGCATTCATGCTGAAGAGTTCATGAGATGTACAATCTGTAGTTCATATGATGTAGCAAAAGGTTCCAAGGTATGTAGGAACTGTAAGAAGGATAAGGGGAAGTAGTATGTTTGGATTACCAATGGAAGCTATCACCATGATGGGTAGCACTTTAGGTGGAGCAGGATTAAAGATGTGGGCGCAGTCTCAAGCGGATAAAGCAGAACAACAGAAACAGTTGTTAGCCCGTGGGGAAGCCTCTGAGAAGAGTGTGGAAGCTGCGAGAGCATATCAGAACCCTAACGCACAATGGATCAGACGATTCTTAGTTATCTCCTTTATGGGTATGGCTATGTTTATTCTTCTAGCACCTGTACTAGGGTTCAACACTGTAGTACCAGTAGATGTTACATCAGGATTCAGTATCTTATTCTTTGACTTTAAGAATACTGTGACTGAGTACGTACAGCTTAGTGGTATGGTGACACCAGTTTGGTTACCTCATGCAATCATGTCAGTGGTGGGTATGTACTTCGGACAATCAATTGTAGCAAGAAAATAACTCTTGACTTCTTTATATAAACATGGTATAAATCTATGAATTACTTAGTAGCAGTTAACAAGGTTCTACAACGTCTACGAGAGCGTTCTGTCACATCAGTCACTGATAATGATTATAGTCTTCTTATTGGATTATTTATTAATGATGCTAAACGTGAAGTAGAAGAAGCATGGGATTGGTCAGCACTAAGAACAACTCTTACTGTTACTACAGCAGCTAATGTGTTTAACTATGAATTGAATGGAACACAAAACGATATTAATGTTCTTAATGTTATAAATGAATCTACTACTTCTTTCATGCAGTATGAAACAGCTGGTTGGTTTGATTCTAAATTCCTATATAATTCTACTTCTGGTACAGGTGCGCCTGCTTATTATTCATTCAACGGTGTAAGCACTGATGGAGATACGTTAGTAGATTTATACCCTAAGCCTGATGGTGTTTATACATTACGATTTAACATAGTTGCTAGAACATTAGAACTTGAAGTAGATGCTGACACCTTTAACATCCCTGCTCACCCTGTTGTTATGTTAGCCTATGCTAAGGCAGTGGAGGAGCGTGGGGAAGATAATGGTCAGATGGGTAACACAGCATTCCATGTAGCTAATAAAGCATTGAATGATGCTATTCAATTAGATGCAAACAAACATCCTGAAGAACTGATTTGGACTAGCTAATGGCACAATTACTCTCAACATCTATTGCAGCCCCAGGATTCTATGGTTTAAACACACAGGAAAGTAGTATTACTTTAGCCAGTGGTTTTGCTTTAGAAGCTACGAACTGTGTAATAGATAAGTATGGTCGTCTTGGCTCTAGACAGGGGTGGGTAGATCTAACAACAGCTTCAACTGCAGTTAACCTTAAAGGGTTACATGAGTTTATAGACAACTCAGGGGTTTCTACTTATTTATCATGGGGTGATAACAAGGTCTATACAGGACTAGAAACTCTCACAGAACAAACTCCTGTTACTAATGCTGCCATCACTGCAGACAACTGGCAGGCTGTTACGTTAAGTGATCATGCTTATCTATTCCAACGAGGACATGATCCATTAGTCCAAGAGACAGGTGGAGTAGTAGAAAGGGTTCGTGATCATGTACATGCTTCAGGTGTAGCTCCCCAAGCTAACTGCGTACTCTCTGCTTATGGTAGGTTATGGGCTGCAGATATTACAGGTGATAACCACACTGTCCACTTCTCTGACCTAGTTACTACCAATGGCGGTGGTGGTCGATGGGGTGGTGTAGGTGCTAGTGGTATTTTAGACATAGCAAAAGTATGGACTAAAGGTGGAGACTCCATTGTAGCTCTTGGTGCTTTCAACGGCTTCTTAATAATCTTTTGTAAGAACTCTATTGTTGTCTATGGGGATACAGATGCTAATAATAATTACCTCACTCCTTCTACATTACGATTAGTGGAAGTGATTGAAGGGGTTGGTTGTATTGCTCGTGACTCTGTACAGAATACAGGTACTGATCTTCTATTCTTATCTAACTCAGGTGTTCGTTCCTTGAGTAGAGTGATACAAGAGAAGTCTACACCCATAGGTGATGTATCCATTAATGTACGTGATGAACTATCTGACATTATATCTACTGAACCTATCGATAATATTAAAAGTGTATACTCTGAGAAACATGCTTTCTACCTTCTTAGCTTCCCTACTAGTCAGGCAGTGTACTGCTTTGATATGAGAGGTAAGTTAGAGAATGGAGCTTCTAGGGCAACTCGATGGGCAGGGTTAACACATAGAGGAATGATTAGTACGTCTGATGATCGGTTATTATTCGGACAGACTACAGGGATAGCTGAGTATCAGGATTATTATGATGATGGTGTTACATATCGTATGATCTATTACACCAACTACTTTGACTTTGATCAACCAACAACCACTAAGATATTGAAGAGTATTGGTATTACACTGATTGGAGGTAGTGGTCAAACATTCACTATTAAGTCAGGTATAGATTATTCAGACGAGTATAGGTCTTATAATGCTGTAGTTAAACAAACAGCTCTCTCTGAATACAACATTGCGGAGTATGATGTGGGTGAGTTTACAGGCGGTGGTGGAACTGACAGGATCAAGATGTCTATTGGAGGTAGTGGTTCAGTTGTTCAGCTAGGCTTCGAGACAGAGATAAGTGGAAATGAGGTTTCTATTCAGAAATTTGATTTATATATTAAACAAGGTAGGGTCACATAATGAGTAATTACACAAAGTCCACAAACTTTGCCACTAAAGATAACTTAGCTACAGGTAATGCCCTGAAGAGAGTTAAAGGTGCAGAGATAGATGATGAGTTTAATGCACTGTCGGTTGCAATAGTGACTAAGGCTAACATTAATGATACGGCACTAACAGGTGTACCTACAGCCCCTACAGCAGCAGCAGCTACCAATACGACTCAAGTGGCTACTACAGCTTTTGTAACTACTGCGGATAACCTAAAGGCTGACATAGACGGGACTACGCTCACAGGAACACCTGCAGCTCCTACAGCTGGCGTGGGGACTGACACTACACAAATAGCTACTACAGCCTTCGTACAAGCTGCTTCTACTGCTGCTGTTATCAATGCTTTAGTGTATCCAGTGGGGGCTATCTTTACAACTACATATGCATACGCAGATGCTGCAGCAGTAGCTACTGAAATGGGTGTAGGTACTTGGGCAGCCTTTGGTTCTGGTAAGACTCTAGTAGGTGTAGACACTGGTGACACTGACTTCGATACTGTAGAAGAGACAGGTGGTTCTAAGACACATACGTTGACTACAGCTGAGATGCCTAGCCATGATCATAGTCACAACTTAAGACCCGCTTCCAATACAGGTACAACAGGTACTTACAGTAGACTACAAGATGCATCCTATACAGCTAACGTAGCAAACACACGCGACCCTGCAGCAGGTAATGTAGCAGCGCAAGGCGGCGGTACAGCACATCCTATCGTACAGCCTTACATCACAGTTTACTTTTGGAAGAGGACAGCATAATGTTAGAAACAATCATACCATCAGTAATTTCAGGTCTATTTGGAGGTGCTGGCTCTAATGCAGCAGCTCAAGGATCTAAAGAAGCATCAAAGCTACAGCAGGAAGCTGCCAATAAAGCTTATGAAGGTGGTCAATATAAACCGTATGGAGTAACTTCTGGTTTAGGTACTTCATCTTTTGAAGATGGTCAATCATCATTCACATTAGACCCTCGCTATCAAGGTCAACAAGATCAGATGTTGGGGTTAGGGCAACAAGCCTTTGGTGCAGCAGGTGGTGATTATAATCAACTAGCAGATCAGTTCTATAACCAACAACGTGCATTAGGCGCTGGCTCTCGTAATGCAGAGGCTCTGCAGCTAGGTGAGAGTATGTTTGGTACTGGCTCTGGTGGTCTTCGTATGGGTGCTGAGAGTTTAGGTGCTGGAGGTGGAGGCATGATGTCCCCTCAAGGTTATGGTTTTGCTCAAGCCTTTGCACAACAAGATGCATTAGATCGACAGAGTTCTTTTGATAGAGCACAAGAACAGCGATTACGTGATCTAGGTGTTGGCTCTGATATGTTAGGACTATCAACTGGATTAGATCAATCAGGTTTAGATCAGAGTGCTCTTGGCGGTCTGTTTGGTAACTATGCTGCTAATGCTGCTAACCAAGCAGGTGGTAACTTAGTATCAGGTATGTCAGGTGCTGCAGGTAATACACAGAATGCTGGTATGGCTCGTGCAGGTGGTTGGATAGGGGCTGGTAATGCGGTAGGTGGTATGTTTGATACTCCTACTCCCCCAGTAACATATAATACTAATTATAATACTTCTGGCAACAACCCGTTCGGATACTAATAGGAGAATAACATGGCAAGTGATGTAATGAGTTTGTTTGGTTTAGATCCAAATACAATCCAACAGAATAGAACGAACAAAGCAGTGTCACAAGCATCTGCTATGAACCCTTACTTCGCTGCTGGTGCCGCAGGTGGTGCATTGATGGGGCAAAGTGTTAACAGTATGTTTGGTTTACAGACTCCTGAGATGGCACAGGCACAGAGTGTTAAAGATAGTATGGAAGGATCGGATCTTTCTAGCATTGCTGGTTTACGAAAGGCTGCTCAGAAGTTAATGATGAGTGGGGACTATGCTCAAGCTATGGCTCTACATGCAGAGGCTCGTGACATGGAGGAATTTGCTAACAGATCTCCAACAGTTACAGGAGGCATTAAGATTTATGTTCTTGCAGATGGTTCTGAAGTTCAGGTTTCTATAGTCAATGGTGCTCCTGCCATGCGTCAAGACAACGAATGGGTTCCACTACCTGCAGATGCAAAGCCTAAAGTTAACACTCCTAAAGCTGCAAATATAACTAAAGAGAATATTGAAACTGCTCTCTTGGCTATGACTAAAGCAGGATGGGGAAACAGTATAACTGAGGCTGGTCTTAATAGAGTTGATATGAATGCTGCTGCTCGTTGGGTTGCTAACAGAACAAAGCAGCTAGAGGCACAAAAGATCCCAGCTAACCTTGCTGAAGTTCAGGCAATGGGTGAAGCTGAAGCTTTGATTAAGACTGATGCAGGTATTTTTAGAGACACTGTAACATTCCCTCCTGAGAGTATTCCTACTTCTGCTACACCTCCTGAGTTAGGTACTCATGGGACACCTATAGGAACTATACAAGATGGCTATGAATTTACTGGTGGCGATGATGCTGTTGCTTCTAACTGGAAAAAAGTAGGGAGTTAGTATGGCTGTTTTAAAACCTTGGGAACAAGTAGCTGCTAGTCAAACTACTCAACAAGAAGACCCTAAGTTAAAACCTTGGGAACAAGTCAACACTGATCAGGCTCCTGAAGAAGAAGAGACATCTTTTAGTAAGGGCTTTGTCGAGGGTGCTGGTCTTACTCAACAAGCAGGTGATCTTGTCACAGCCTTTACAGGTATAGGTGGTGATGTGACTTATCGTGATGAGGATGGTTACGGTTTAGGTTTTACATCACTAGAAGAGAAGTATGGTAGTGGATTTGCTGATGCTTCTTTTGATGAACGTAGAGAGATGATTAACAAACAACGTGCTGCTCAGATACAGGCTGAGTATGGTGATGCTGAAGGGAGTACAGCAGGTAATATAGTGGGTATGATTCTAGATCCTACATCTGCTCTACCCGTTGGTGCAACTTATAAAGGTATGGCAGTTATTGGTGGTGGACTAGGTGCTACCTTCTCTGCTACTGATCAGCTCCTTGAGAAAGGTAGTGTTGATCCTTTAGAAGTAGGTCTACACGCTTTAGGCGGAGCCGTTGCTGCCCCTGTTCTTGGTTATGCTTTCGTTAAAGCAGGTCAAGGTATTCAGAAAGTATCTCAGAAAGCTGCTGTTAAGAGTGCTAACAAAGCATTGGATGATATTGACTCCTTAGTCTCTCATCACATTGCTAGTGGACTATCTGCACCAGAAGCACTGAAGGTAGTTGGAGAACGTCTGGCATTAACTAGTGATGATATATTAAATGCTTCTAAGCTTGCTAATCGAAAAGTAAAGATACCTTCTCCGCAGAATGCAAAGGCAATTACAGAGGTTGTTAAGCAGGCTAGTATTGCTAAGAACCTTGTTGAAGGATTGTCATCTCGTATAAGGGAAGAGTCTCCAAAAGTATTTCAAGTGCTTCGTAATTATGAGATGAAGTTGGCTGCACGAATGGGAGATCGTAAGGGATTAGTACAACCATTTCTCACTCAGCTAAATAAGTATCCATCAAAAGTTAGAACTGCTGTAAACAACCATCTTATCAATGGTGACTACGATGCTGCTAAAGCTTTGCTTACTAAGGGCGGTGCTAAAGAAGTATCTGCTCTACATAAGATGTTGAAAGCTGATGGATTAGAATTTAAAAAGATTGTAGGTAACACATATAAACCTATAGCTAACTACTTCCCTCGTAAGGTTAAGAACTTAGCAGGACTACGTGAGGCGTTAGGTCGTGCTAATCCTGAATCTGTTGGTGCTTTAGAGACTGGTATTGCTGCAGCGATGAAGCAAGAAGGTGTTGATAAACTAAAGGATCTTTCAGAAAGAGGACTTACACAGGCTGTAGCAAGGGCTGTTAACAAAGCATACCCTAAAGTACTAGGTGGTGCTAAGGCCAAGCGTTCAGTTGATGAAGTACCTCCAGAATTAATGAAGTACTACGAGGATGCTAACACTGCTTTACTTGGTTATGTTGAATCAAGTACTAGGGCCTTTGAAAAGACTAAGTTACTCGGCAATGATAAAATCTTAACAGATTCTGGTAAGGCTGCTCAGTCTATTCTTTATAAAACATTAGGAGAAGAGGTACGTTCTGGTAGGGTTGGTTTGAATGGACAAGAAGTACTAAAAGATTTAATCCATACTCGCTTTGGAGCTGGTGAAGAGGCTATGAATGGTACATTAAGTGCCATTAAGAACATAGGCTATATGGCTACTCTAGGTCAAGTAAGGTCTGCAGCTACTCAGTTGAAAGACTTAGGTACTTCTGCCTATCTACATGGTGTGATGCCAACAATCAAAGGGGCTTTAAACTTCAAGAGTAATCGTCTTGAGAAGAGTGGCCTCATAGATACTGTATCAGCAGAGATGGCTACGACAGGAGGAACTACTAAGTTATTAGATAAGGTTCTTAAGGCTAGTTTGTTTCGTGCTGTAGATAGATTTGGTAAGAGGACACTACTAGAAGCTTCTACTATTAAAGCACAGAAGCTAGCATCATCTGCTTCAGGAATTAAGACCCTGAGAAAGAAGTATGGTGAGGCTTATGGTGATGACTTCGATGCGTTAGTTGTTGGTCTAAGGAATCGTACTGATAATGAACTAACGGATCTGTATAGGTTCCATGAGATCTCAGACACTCAACCAATCTCTCTACTTGAGATGCCTAAGCTGCATTTAGATAACCCGAATGGCAGGATAGCATATGCTCTGAAATCATTTGGTCTTAAGCAGTTGACCTTGTTACATAATGATATTATTAAGAGGGGAAGGAACGGTGATAAGACGGGTGCTGCTCTAGCTGCGCTTAGGTATGCTGCTATGGTAGGTATTGCTGGTGGCACAGTTGATGAAGGTAAGGATCTAATGGCAGGTGAGGACTTCAACATTGAGGATATACCTGATAACGTATTAGAGAACCTTACATCTTTGTTCTTTGTTAACGCTTATTCTATTGGTGATATTCAGAAGGGTGATTGGCAGGCTGTAACAGGTGGTTTAGTTACTCCACCTACATCTCCTATCACTGGTATCATTAAGGATGTTAATCGCTATGCGAAGGGTGTACCTTTAGACGAGTCAATGGCTCCTGTGAACATGATTAAAACATTCCCAGTAGTAGGTAGTCTTATAGAGTCTTGGGCATTAGGAGGGAAGGAGAGGGCTATTGAGAGGTATGAGAAGGAGAAGATGAAAGAGATTACAGGGATGTAGTAATGAGGGGACTTAATTGTCCCCTTTATTTTACTTGCCTACTTCATGTTCAATAAGCATCTCAATACAATGTATTGCCTTTGCTAAGTCTAGTAAGGGAACTCCCTTATCTTTATACCTAGTGATGTATTTAATTGCTGTATGTTGTAGAGCATTCAACTCATTAGCCATAGAGTAGGTCATTGGTTGTATACCTAACTTGGTATAATGATCTCCTCCTACTTGAGTCTGACTAGCAGGTATATCCCCGAAGTCGTTATCAAAGATGTATGTAGGTTCTGTTTTATCAATCATAATAATCCTCATTGTAAGTTGAAGTGTGGTACATATCATCATACAGATCAACGTCTGGTGACTCTACCTCACTCTCTAAAGAGGCAAAGTTCCTCTCAATAATATCTTCAAACCTATTGACTATATCTGCTGACTCCAACTGTAGGATGTCAACAAGTATAACCTCATCCAACTGCCTTAAGCGTCCTTTCAATTCTTCCAGAGTTAGCGCCATAAGTCCTCCGCAGGTAGTCTAGTGATACAGGTAACTCATCGAAGCTGCCATCTTCCACACTGTTGAACACCCATAACCCTGCCCAAGAACCATTGGTCTGTGGGTTTAGGTAGGCTTCATCATGTTGATAATAGATACCGGCAAACAAACCAGTCATGTTCTTACCATCAGCTCTACGTGCATAAGCTATGTCCCTATCTTGTACATGGCCCATCACACAACTCATATACTTCTTATGGAGAAGTAACTTAGCAGATGATACTGGTCTGCCCATCACACCTGAAGTAAAGTAGTGACTGTAGGCGACACCATCAATGACAATGGGATCTAGGAAGTCTTGCACTTCCCATCCGTTTAGATTGAAATCATTGTAACTAATGAGTCCATCTATCTTAGGATCACTTTCGATAGCTCGCATGATGCGATACTCATGGTTGCCTAGTAAGAATACTAAGCGAGGGTTCCATTGCTTCTTCTTGTTCTCCTTAATACGTGCTTGCTCTCGTCTGATAGGTGCTAAGAACTTATCCATTGCAGCATTACCTGCCTCAATGTCTTTAGTATAGCGCCTCCCTTCAAAGCTCTTAGTACCTACATCATAACTACTTAAGCTAGGCATGTCCCAATGATCACCAAGATGAATGATAACATCTGGTCGCATTTTAACTGCATACTTTCCAGCCCAAGTCATATGATCTGTATCAACATCAGGTTTGATCTGAGTATCTGGTATTACTAGATGTCTCATTTCTTTTTCCTCATTTTAGTTCGTACTTCTCTCTCGTCTTTTGTCTTAGCACTATGACATGCATGACAAAGAACTTGATACCCTTCTGCTTCAAGGAACATACGATTTATGTATGTATCCCAATCCACGAATCCAACTTCAGGATCAACAACAGGGTTGATGTGATCGACTGCAGCATTGTTACGCCTACGACCAGCACCAACAGGCGGTAGAGTAGCAGGCCCAACGACACTACAACAAGCACAGCGATAGCGCCCTGTAGAAACTCTAGCAGATTTCTTAACATCAGTCTTAACTCCCCACTTACCATGTGCTCCACGTAGAGCAGAGGTTATGAAAGACTTGTGCCTAGCTTCTGTCCATCGTCCGTTGTTACGGGTTTTGGTGGTTGCCATATTTCATTATCCTCTCTACGTAAGTATAAGAGTATACCATTCTCGATAGCTCTCTCTACACTGCCTAGTTTATCAACACATATATTATACATCTCTAACTCAGTCTTACCTCGTAGTAACTTATCAGACTTCACTGGGCCTAGACCTGCTACGCCTTTAATGTTGTCTATACTGTCACCAACAAGGAACTGCTTATAGAAGTTGAGGAGTCCTTCTTTCTCAGTAATATAATATTTATTCTTCTTGACAAAGTTATAATGCCAACCAGCGAACTGATCAAAGTCTTTGTCTAGAGATATGGCGATAGACTTATCACCTTCTTGTGTTGCACGTATTGCTATACGATCATCAGCTTCCTCACCACTAGTCACAATGGCATCGAGTTCATTCACAAAGAAATCCCTCAATGCTTCTAGGTGTTTAGGCTTCTCCCTAGACTTACGATTACCTTTGTACTCAGCAGTAATCGCATAGTCTTTTCTGAAGTTACCTCTGCCTGTTAGGTAGTACTCAACTTCATGAGTGGCATCATCAGAATCCATTACTAGATCCTCAATGATGTCATTCGTAAAGTTGAGTAGTGTTCTACAAGCAACCTTTTGTGACTCGTCTTGGCAAGACCAAGCTATGCGATAGCACAGTATGTCTGCGTCAACGAGTAAGATCATAGCTCTGGTACATCATCAAAGCTAGCATCTTCTTTATTGAAGACTACTAGATCATCAACACGAGCCTTGGATAAACCAACACCAACACCTGTCTTACCTTTGAAGTTATAATCATAAGGCTTAATGATGAACGTAACCTTACTGCCATTACCTACAGGCTCAGTCATTGCAAACCCTTCAGTATCTTCTACATGAGGCTTGCGGTTGGTAGACTTAGCAGTTACAAAGTAGCCACGATCATCCCCCTTGTTCTTAACATTAATGCCTAGACCTTCCAAGCGATCTACTTGAGTTTCAGATAGTTGACTTACATCAACTTGATACTTATCGGACATCTCATTCTTCTCTAGGAAAGAGAACCAGTAAGCTACAGCTTGGATCTTAATTGCTTGATTTACATTTTGCATGGATTTTATTCCTTAAATAATTTAAAAGTACACTAGACCTAATTGCGAAGTTTCCTAGGAAACTCTAGTGTGTTTCTGCCCAAGTGGTACCAACTTTGTAGTCACCATCTAATGGACAATTCATATTAAAACTTTCACCAGCTTCCTTAATGGCTTGAGTTCCTAACTGCCCTACCAATTCAGAATACTCTTTGGTAGTTTCTATCTGCCATTCATCATGTACATTAGCTACTAACTTAAACCATATACGGTTCTCTGCTAGTTTACTATGTAATATGACTAAGGCTTTCTTCATCACTACAGCACCTGCTGATTGTAATAAAAAATTCAATGCACTGTGTTCAGATTCTACACGTAGCCTCCTCCCATCTAGCCCTTGTAGTGTACCATTCTTACGCATGGCGGTCAACACTCTCTTCTTTAGGTTGGCATATGCTGGTAAGTTCTTTAGGAACTGGTCAACAAGTTGCTTACCTTTACGAGCAGAACCACCAGCAATCTCTCCAATCTTAGCTACACCTCCACCATAAATCAGAGCGTACACGAAGGTCTTTGCTTGATCTCTCGTATCTAAGCCAGCCATCTTCTGATTGTATGAATGAATATCACCATCCAATATCTGATCAGTGTAGGCTTTGTCATGCATGTAGTGGGCGAGCATCCTTAATTCTAAACCAGAAGCATCTATCCCAACTAATACATTCCCCTCCTCTACAATCCAACATGATCTGCAGTCGGTACCATACCAAGAGGCTCTTCCCCATAGTAACCCACCTGTTACCTTATCCTTCTTAGAGGCAGGTACCTGTGCCATGTTAGGAGTCTGGTGAGTCATACGTCCAGAGACAGCACCATTAGTTATAACACGACCATGTACCCTTCCATCATCAGCAACTGCATTGACCCAGTTATCTATCTGACCTACTCGTTTTTGTAAGGTTAGGTATTCACCTATAAGCCTTGCTTCTGGTAGATCGATTGATGCTAAGGTCTTCTCATTAACAATGATGTTGCCCTTATCAGTCTGGCTTTTAAATACTATTCCTTTTTCTTGGAGGCGGTAGGCAATTTGCTTCCTGCTTCCGAGGTTAAAGACTGTGACTTTATCTTTGAGTTGCTTTCCTGTCTTTTCCGAGACTCGTTTCTCCACCAAGGGTGGAAAGACTTCTTGTACTTCTCGTTCGAGGACATTCATTCTCCCCATTAGGTCAGTTAGTAATTGATTCGCTCTATCTAAGTCTAACTTAAAACCATTAACCTCTTGCTGCTGCGTTATGACAGCAACTTCATGCTCAAGATTAATACATTCTTCAGAGAACTTATCCTTAGCTAATGCCTTAGTTAGATACTCTTCCAACTTAACAGTGAGTGAAACATCCCTCTTACAATAGTCAACCATTTCATCTGACAACCCTCCATCATAGTCAGTGAAGTCTCCCTTAGCATAACCAAGACGCTCACCCCATGCTCCTAGAGAATGGCCTCCTGCTAGTCTAGGGTTCCATAGCCTAGACATAAGCAATGTGTCACGTAGCTTCCAGCTAGCAATGTTCAGATGCCATAGCTCCTTAATCTTAGGGGCATCAAAGCTAACTATGTTGTGTCCTACTATTACCTGCGCTCCACGTATATGCTGCTCTAGCTGCATAGGATTTAGCAAAACTCTCTCTCGCTTTTCTCCTGAGATATGAATACCACAACACCATATGTGGTTCATAGCCATAGTCGTTTCTATATCTAGTGTTAGCATTTTCTTCTATCTCTCCTAATACATAATTGCCTATCTTACTCATAACTTATTCTCCTTATCATAAACGGTCTATGCTTTTATGTCCGTACATTGCATCACATAATCGAATGGTTTCTAGTACACCACGCTCCATCACTTCTATACGTGAATCATATGCCAACTCAGCCGATACAATACTAGTGCCCTTACTAGTCGTGCCAAATACTCCTTCTATTGCGTCACTTATATACTGATCCATAGTCTTTAAGGTGTAGCAGCTAAACAGAATGCCATTTTCTTCATGTACTAAACAGTAGACATATTTCTTCATAGCTTTTTCTCCTTGTCCCACTTACAATGCTTCTCATACCACTTAGAGAACTGGTCATAGAAGTCCTCTTCATCTACGCCCTCACGTTCATTAGCTAACTCTTCTTCTAGCCAATGAGCATAATTCTGCCACATCTTAGCTTCTCTAGCAGTATCAAGGTAAGATAGTATCCCACTATAAACACACGTATCATTAGTCCCATAGTTCCCTCCAATGAGTTCCCTTAGTTCTCTATGCTTGTCGTTATAATCTGATTGACCATCATCGATGGCCTCATACTCTTCCCCACAACCATCGGACATAGCACGTTCTATACAATAGTCAGAACATTCATCAAGCTTATTGGTTAGATTATTTATTGTAACTTTCATAACTCATTCTCCTCAATCACTTCTAGCATCCTACCAGTAACATGATCATAAAGTAAAGGTGTTCCCTTACCTGTCGTACCACAGAAACGATTCTTCAACACCCTAACATGGGTAGTGTTACGTTCATCTTCATCCTCTGCCTGACCATTACGTTCAAGTCCAATGACCATATCACTAAGCTGTGCA